TAATTTGTTGATACAGGGTAAATACAAGACTGAGTAGTCTTTAGGAGTTTCAATAACCCAAGGATTCATATATTTAAGAATAGTCATATTTTCAAAAGCTGAACCCTTAACTTGTGTAGATGGGTGGGTCTCAATTGGTTTCCAAAGTTCCATTAACTCTTGATGTTGTTTATCAATATAAGGAAGATGAATTGTTCCATCTTCCATTTTTTGAACAACTACGTCCATATGCATTAATAAGGTATAACCAGCTGTCATAGCGTCTAAAAAAGGCATACAACGCTTTACCGATGAAATCTCGCCTAATCTTTTATCTTCAACTTTTGGGTGTAAATTTTTAAACCAAGAAGGAACTACTTTTTTAGAAGCAACTGGTGGAAGTATGATTTGATCTGGTAAGGGTTTTACCAAGTGAAATTTTATGGTTTTATTTGTTGGCATAGTTTAAGTGTTTGGGTTAATAAAAGAAGTTGGGATGTCCCGTTCGGACTGAGTTGTTCCGCAATCACAAGTTTCGCATACATCATTTACACAGTCGGGACATTCACCACCCCAGCAATGACAGCTATGACCACATTTATTGCAAGTTTTTTCTGACGTATTCATTCAATACCTCGCTTATGTAAAGTACAATTTTCTTTGGGTTTAGACTCCATTTCGAGAGCCCAATCTAATTCTTGAATTAAACGCTTATACCACATTTTATCGTATGTATCAGAAGCTAATTGTAAATCATTTTTAAGTAGAGTGATTCTGGATTCGATATAACGTGTGATAGATGAACCGCCGCGTCTCATTCATAGAACCTAATTGTTCTGGTACGTCCAGCAGAAGTGAAAGTAATTGTAGAGTGTGAATAAACCTGATCAGTTACATTTTGATAACGTGTAATATCTTTACACTGTTCTTCTCTACGGTATCCTGTTACAACTTGTTTATTCTTGCCTGCCTCATTAGCAATAATTGTGCCTACAACAGCTCCTGCAGCTCCACCATTCTTTTCGCCTGGAATATTATTCCCAATTGCTCCACCGATTAGAGCACCAAACAGTAAATCAGTAGTTGAAGCTCCTTGATTTGATTGTCCATAGATAGGAACATCTATAAGCTCACAAGTAGTTTCGGTAAAAGGAACTTGTTTTGTTACGGTTTTAAAGTGGTCTTGTATAGTTGCTGTAGTAGTTTCTGCATAAACATAAGGTAAAGCAGCAAAATAAAAAGCTGCTATAAATAAAAGTCCTAAAATTCTAAAAGTTCTGTTACTCATCACAATAGTCCTAAAGCGTATGCAACGCTTATCTCGATAGTTAATAGTGTACCTAATCCAAGCACGGTAATGACAAGTGCTGCGGGTAAAAACGCAAAGTCTTTCCAAGTTCTTTTACGAGAACAACAACTACTCATGTTCTGCGTTTTATTCCTCTGGTGAGTTTTTGACCTTTTGGAGGCGATTTTTTAGATCCACCAGGTCCTGCCCAATACACTTTGTCAGCCCAATAAGCTGCTGACATTTTTCCTTTGGCGATGTTTTTTGCATGACGGGCTTTAAAACTTCTTCTCGCTTCTGGAGAATAGTTGTGCCCCATTGACGCATCTCCGAAGTGTATAAGTCGAACTTTTTCACCTTCTTTTGCCAACACCATGCCTTTTTTCTCTGGTCGGTCTGACCTTCTTGGTTTGTTGAATCCATCAAATTTCTTTCCGCGATATTCAATTTTTCCGCTTGGTAATCTATTCACTCCTGGAATTTTTGCCATTTTTATATCTCTCTTTTATCTCACAAACTATCTGCCATTGACGATGAGTTAGTTGGGGAAATTTATTCTGTGCCTGAATACAACCTAATATAAAAGATTTTTCAGCATCTGTCAAAGAGTGATTATCAAAAAAATCCTTTAATGGTTTTTTAATACGACGTGTCATTTAAAAGTCTATATCTTTACCTTTATGTTCCCAAGTATCGTATCTCGTAGGATCTTTATGCGGTTTTTCTTCAGGAATTTCGTAGATAAAAGGATCAAGTTCCATGAGTTCTTTTTTACGTTTTTGAAACTCTCTCTCAAATTGCCAGTCTTTATACTTGTTGATTAACCAATTGATCATATTGTTGTCTCCTGTTTTTTAAAAGAGGTAAAAATGGAACTGCGTCTTGTTCAAAAATTATGGGATCGTCACCGTCAATAGTCATTATAATTGCAATATCTCTTATACCAGTTCCATACATCTCATTATGAGCTACAGCATATGCACATCCATGAATATAATAGTCTGTAATTTGTTTAGAAGATTTTATCTTTTTTGAGGTTTTAAAATCAATAATTGTAGGTTTGCCTTTCCAAACTCCAACCATGTCACAACGTCCAGCATATTGATATTTGTTAGACCAAAGTACTTGTTCTTGTCCCCAAATCTCTTCAATACCTCGTTCTGTAGCACGAATTAAATCGCGGCTCATTTGTCTAACATCCAACTTCTGTAACGAGATTTCTTCCCAGATGTTTTCTCCGTTGAAGTGTCTTTCAGCAAACTCATGAACCAACGTCCCACGGTCTGTAGCTTCTTTAGAAACACGGCGAGCCTCTTCCTCTCCAACCTTATCAATCCATCGTTGTAACCATGTATTGTCTGAGGTTTTTCCTAAAACTGTTGTAATAGATGGGTATGATCCATCAGGTGTGTGATAAGTTCTGCCTGTAGGAAGAGTATCAGTGTCTACCTCAGTTGTGTAATTGAACTTCTCTTTTAAAATCTTCCACTGTGTTGACAATGGGTTTTCCTTTCGTATTTAAGCTGGTATTTATAAGAATGGGATACCCATATTGTCGAGTTTTTTCCAGCACTTTCCAAAGATAAGGATTTGAGGATCCTGTAACAGTTTGAAGTCTGGCAGTCATGTCATGAGTGGTAAAATTACCATCAACAATGTTAGAAACAAACAACATATAAGGACAGTGTTGATGCACTTCAAAAAACTTATCTGCTTCTTCAACTTGGCATATAGGCGCATACGGCCTCCACGAATCATCATGTCGCTCCTTTATAATATCAAGTTTTTTAATATTATCAGGAGTTGGTGCGCAGAGCAATGATCGATTTCCAAGAGCACGAGGGCCAAACTCAGCACGTCCTTGTATTACAGGTACAATCTCTCCACGTATAAGTCGGTCTGCACAATCATCTGCTAAAATATTGTTAGTAGACTGAACACCAAGATAGGGAGTTTCCCACAAAGGTCGTTCAATTAACGCAGCTGCACCAATAGCACATCCTGCATCTCCAGCTGCTGGTTGAATTGCAATTTTATCCCAAGGAGTAAGAGTTAAAAGTTTAGTATTTGCTACACAATTAAGAGCAACTCCTCCTGCATAAGCTAAATTTGTCATGCCTGTTTCTTGCTGAATCCAGTAACTTAAAGTTAAAAGAGTTTTTTCAAGAACACTTTGAACAGAAGCTGCGATATCCCAATCTAATTTACCAAATCCTACACCGCGCTCTAAATCTTGAAGCACTGTGTAGTCACCTTTGAGAGATTGCCAGTTTAAAACATGCTTATGAATCCAACCTTCCCACTTAGGCTCTCCATAAGCAGCTGCACTCATTACTTTACACTCGTCTGAAAGTGGTTGAAAACCTAAAAGACGGGTAGCCGCTGAATAAAATAAACCAAGAGAATTAGGATAACGAAAACGTTTTAACCACTCTATTTGACCGTCACGATAAACTCCGAGCGATGTTGAATAACGATTACCTACAGTATCAACCACCATAACAGCACACTCGGTCCAGTTAGTAGTGCAAATAGAACTCATAGCATGAGCTTCGTGATGATCTACAAGTATAGGACGTGCTGATGTATATTGTTTTATTTCAGACTTAAACTGTGCATAAGTTGTTTCTTCATAGAAAGAGACAAAATCCCAATCATCCCAAGCATCTCTAAGCCAGCGAACTGTATTAGACGGAAATCTTTTATCAAACTTTTCACGAGAAAAACGCTCTTCATGAGAAGCTCCTTTAATATGTCCATCTATTAAAGAAGCAGCAGCGCTGTCATGATGATAAGAGCTCACTCCTAAAATCTTCATTAAAATACCTTTTTAACAAATTGTTATATCTTGATGTGTTAAATCCATTATAACCTACAGTACTTAAAAAGTCAACAAAAGTCCATCTTTTGTTATCAACGGTGGGCTGTATTCTGTGAACCATAAAACAAGGAAAAGTAACAGTTTTTCCTGGACTGGGATAAATAGTTGCAATAGTCTCTGAAGGTTCTGGATAGTCAAAATCAGCACCTAACTGACCTGTAGGATTCCAGTTTCCGATCTCAAGAGGTTTTCCTTCAGTTAAGTAGATAATACGTGTCCAAAATCTTCCGCCACGAGGATTTGATAATTGCCTACCTTCAAAAGAAAAAGAGTCAGAGTGCCAATCATAAACATCTCCTTGCTCAAGTAAAACAGCAGTTTTTCCATTTAAATTACAAATTATTCTGTTTTGATGATTAGGATCAGAGAAAGAATTAGCCTCTATATGTTTCAATAGAGGCTGGATATTCTTTTTGACCAGTTCGTTAGTATAAGTTTGTATACAATCTTGCCAGTCTTCGTGGATAAAATCACGAACAGGCATCAACCCACTCTTTGATTTCTTCCCATTTTTGTTCTTCTTCTTCAAGATTTTGTTTACGAATAATGGTAGCTACTTTTGTGATCGTTGTCACAGGCAA